GTTTCAGACAAATATCATTGGGTGAATACACCAAGTACTCAACTTCAATCAGTTCTACGAAATGATTACGTAGAACTGATTGAAGTTGAGTACTTGGTGTATTCACCCAATGATATTTGTCTGAAACAGATTCTAGAGGTGTACGTCACCTCTTTAATTTGATACTTTTGGATAAGATCATTGTTTGTATTTGATTTTGAGAAAACCTTAATTTGCCCCCTTTATGCTGATTTTTGGGGAAGTCTAATCAACTTTTATAAATAGGCAAAACAATTTTGTCTTTGTGCATTCTGCTACACCCGCAGATGCGTATTTTTATGTTTACATATTTTACATACATATTTTTTACATTTTACATATATAGGAAAGATTGTTAACAACGGTATATCACTTGGAATGCTAATTTTGTTATATAGCATTTGCCAGGTGTTGAGTCCGTGTCCAGCGTTGTGCTGGGAACGAAATTCTCATTTCTTTTGATTTGAGTCGGTTTGACTGATGAGTCAACTAGAGAAAACGGATCACTCTTTTGTGATTAGGTAATGGTTCACTGTCTAGGATTGTTACAAGAACCTCATTTAATTATGGGACACTCTTGCTTTCCACATAGATATAACTACAGATCCTTTGAATTTTCAGTTTGTCGCGCTAAGATATGTAAGTCGCGTGTGAAATTTTCTCTTTTTGATGATTCTTTTGAATCAAGTGAAACGTTACAGTGTTGTACAGATATTTCAGGTTTGGGAACCTGACTGTCAGCTGAACGTGTATAATGCTCGCTTCTGAGCATGGAGACGATCCAGTAATGAAGATAGGAAGTTGCCGTACGTATGCAAATATTTACGGCCTTGGTAGGTGACTTGACTTCGCAACCCATGCGGGAAAAGCGAAGGAATTCCATAACGACCTACAGTACTGTGCTGTGGCAACTGCACTTTACAAAATACCCCCCTTGCTACTAACAACAAAAACTTTTTGAAAATTATTGAAGCAAACAATTTAATTCTTATCGATGAATCGATGAGTCCCGGAGAATTGTCCGGATCGTCAGACCTCTGCTATGTCTCCGATGTATTGATTATGATAGGTAGTTCACAACTATCCGTCACAGTTTTACGCTCCAACACAACGATCCTTTCAGTTGCAATGGAAGAAACAAGTCCTGATGACGGTTCCTTACAGGAATCGGATATCAGTGACGCCCCGAATATAGAACCGGCCGTAAAAAGACCCATCTATCGTCGTCAGACTGCCTTTATGGCTGATGACACGAAAACAGATGATCACTTTGACGAAGCCATGGAACTTTTCGGGATCACCCTCGATTATGATTCTGATTTTTCGCTGAACACATATCGTGAACGGACATATCCTATGTCCAACCCTCACTCTCCACAGGGATCTTTATCCGATGAGTATGGGTTCTTCACACCTTATGATAGTGATTTTTCGGTCGATTATGATCGTTTTGAAAGACCTGCTCGAAGGCCTTCTGTCTCCTCCAGTTCAGAGGAGACATACGAGGCCCAAGAAGGCGTGGATTATGAGTTGAACGATAAGTTTGATTCTCTTCCACTTCCTGAAGTCCACTCTCGTATAAAGAGTCGCCTGAACACAGCTGCTAAGATAAAAGCAGAATGTATGGCAATCACTCAAGCAGAGATAGATTTGCAGGAAAAATTGTTCGAAGATAAACTCGAACGGGTTCGTGCTCTCTGGAAAGAGAGTAAGGACCATTATGTACCACAATCTGGATCTCATGATTCAATTGAACATTGGTTGTCAAAGCTAGATGTTCTTAGCTCGAAAATGGAAGATTATTCCAAAATTTTATCGAGTTCTGAAGTAGATGGCGTGATAAAACATATAGAACGTCTTGTTCTTTTGTTCATTGAGTTACGTGAAACCCGCTCCTATGCTGGGATGATGGCGTGTCTTCTTGGATATTTGCAAGGATTGACTCAAAAGAGTCTTTTCAACACAATCCGAGAATATCTCGCTGACGCTCTTGCCATGGAAGCACAATCTGGATCCGAAGATGAGGAAAGGCCTGAATGGCTACTCGTCTTCAGGTCTATCACCTCCAATTGGAAAAATGCCACTCGTTTACCGGCGTGGGGTTATTTCCAACGGATTTTGTCATTGTCTGTGTCAGCTGGACTTTGTAAAGCTGCAGATGTCAATTTCCGTATAGGTGATATGAAGTTGTTCACGGTGAAGATCCAGGATAAGCAAGCAAGTGCTTTTGACCTGATGGATGCAATTTTGGCTACGGCTGATTATTTCGTTGAAGCAGGTTATGAAGCTTTTAAGACTCGTTCCGCTCGTCCATTCTTCTTTGATAACCAAACAGCGCGCATCCTTGATGACGCGTATATCTCAATCTCTGCCAGTATGAAGGCATTGTCTACCGGAGATCTTATTTCAACGAAGTATACGACTGAGCATGAGCTCGCCCACGTGATTGATAACACTCTTTCTGGTTACATGATCCTCCGCCATCAGGCGAAAGGATCCCAGGAAAAACGTTCTCTGGAATTACGTTGTATGAAACTTGAGGAATGGAAGTTGGAATTTATTCAGACCACTGTCGCAGGTGGTTTGCGTGAAGCCCCTTATTCCATTTATCTTGTTGGAGCTCCAGGTATTGGTAAGTCAATGATGACTCAAGTTTTACTTGAAGTTGTCATGCAAGCCAATGGGATCGAGTATACGCAAAAGCAAGTGGCTACTGTGAACCCAGGAGATAAGTTTGCATCTACCGTGAAAAATGATACGATTGCAATTATCCTGGACGATTTTGGAAATTTTGTTCTTGAATTTGAGAATGAAAACCCATTGAAGTATATTATTGAGATATGTAATAATGTTGTCTCATATGTACCGAAAGCTGAAGCCCAAGATAAAGGGAAGATAGCTTATCGTCCGAAAGTTGTTATTACAACATCTAACTTGATGAATTTGTTGTTTGACAAACTTTCCAATGCTCCTGGCTCGGCTAAACGTCGCGGAATCCGCATGGTTCCTCAACTTAAGCCTGAGTACGCTGAACATGATCGTTTCAGCGAAGACAAATACCGCGAACTCAATGGCGGAAAACTTCCCGCTGTGCCTGATGCCTACACTGTAGACATTCAGGAGTGGGGAGTTAAAGATTGGGAATATTTCAAGTTTGAATCAGGGAATACGAAGGAACTCACTTATGCGCAAGCGTTAGAGTTCCATGTTATAAAATCCCGTGATCATTTTAAAAAACAAAAAGATTATGTGCAGAATCATGGAGCAATCCGTGATCAGATTCAAATTTGTGATCATGGCAGGCTTGCGACTGATTGTCGCACCTGCAAAAAACTCTTGGAAGAACAAGCTCTTGAAGAAGAGGAATGTTTTACTTCCGAAAAATTCGAAGCAGCATGTGCGCAAGCACTTGATGTTGAATTCGAGCCACATTTCGGAGTTGAATACCTTTCTGGAATGGTTTGGAATTGGATCATCGGTCGTTTGATTGGTTATCTACGTCCTTATCGCCAGTCTTTTTCAGAGTATTTGGCGAATTCTTCAAACGCTCAACTGCAGTGGTTGAATACCCGAATGAGTTATTTTTCACTCTTCGGTTATTACGACTATTTGCCCGACTGGATTGTTAGAACCCCACTTTTTGAACGCTATTTGCTTTTTGTGAATGGTTATTCATTGGTTCTACAGTATTGGCAACTTGCAATGACATTTTTCGCCTCTTTCTTCCTTTTCCTGCTTGGACCTTCTGCTGGAGGAATAATTAATGCCTGCGTTGTTTGGCCTTATTTGTTCCAATGTGCTACAATGACCCATAGAAGTGTGATTGATGAATTTTATCAACGTCGCGGTGCTCTTCCTGAAGAATTTACTGCGCGTCGAGATCAATTTCTGAAATATGCACTTACTGGAGTGTTTTTACTCTCTGGTCTTGCTGTGGCTTATAAGATGTATCAATCGGTCAAAATGATGGAACCTCAAGGTAACATCGCACCGACCTCGATTGAGGATATCAAAGCACGTGATGCAGAGCAGTCCGACTGGGCCCGCACCACTGTCAATGAATTGCCCGTTTCTGATAAATCAAAGTGTATCGATCATGCTACACTTTTGGCTAAAGTACGGAAGAATCAAGTCTATGTCAATTATGAAGTTGATGGTAAGAAGTTGTTTGTGAATGGTTTCTTTACGAAATCCAACGAACTGTTAATACCTTACCATATTCTAACTGATGAACCAAAGACTTTTACAATTTATCGTCGCGGTGAACAAGTCCGGGGAGCCCGATTTAGCGAGATCTTATCGGCTTCCATGGCATCCGTCCATCCCACTAAAGATATTGCCTTAGTACAATGTTGCAATACTGCGCCTTTTGCAGATGTGACAGAATATTTTGCTATCCAGGATTTGGACAGGACTCCTTTCACAATGTCTTTTCAACAGAAAGATGGTGAACATCGAGCTGGACATGGAGTGACTATTAGTCGCAACGTGAACAATCGTATTCGCCGTTTTAAAGGTTATGAGTACATTTTGACGGACATGAAAACTTTTTGTGGATTGTGTGGAGCTGTGATGATTTCTCAATCGCGAGCACCTCAAATCCTTGGATTCCATGTTGGTGGAAAAACCGACACTGGACATGGTTGTGCTGCATCTCTTACCCAATCTGAAGTTCAAGAACTAAGTGCCTCTTTCTATGCTAAGCATATTTCTGCTTTGGAGCATATTAGTGAAGGTACTGTGTTTACCGAACATTATGGTATTGAGTGGTATGAAGGCCCACAAATTCATGAAAAGTCCCCTTTGAATTTTATTCCCGTTGAGAGTAATATCCAATACTTTGGATCGTGTTCTGGTAGAACGTCGTATTACACAGATGTTATCCAGACTCCTATTTCGTCTTTGGTTGATGAAGTGTGTGGAACGACCCAACAGTATAAAGGTCCCCATTTCCATCGCTGGAAATCATGGTATGAGAGTTTGACATACTCTTGTGACCCGGCCATTGGCTGTGACACAGATTTGTTAGACCGTGCCGTTGGTGATTATAAGCGACAAATATGGGGAGTTCTAGACGTGAAAGGTATTCGTGAAGAAGTACGAAAATTGACCGAGATTGAAACAGTATCTGGGATTGATGGACGACACTTTGTAGACGCGATGCCGCCAAACACTTCATGTGGCGCTCCCCTAGGAGGACCAAAACGTGGAAAGTTAATTGAATTGGCCCCAACACCGGAGCATAAATGTCCTCGGACATTTTGCTCAGGTATTTGGGAAGAAGTAAGACGTATGAGAGCTGCACATCGCAGTGGACAACGTTATTATCCTCTTTTTAAAGCCTGTTTAAAAGACGAACCCACCCCTGTTGAGAAAGAGAAAGTACGAGTCTTTCAAGCTGCTCCTCTTTCTTTGCAAATCACAATTCGCGAGCTTTTCTTGCCCATAGCTCGAGTGATGTCGCTATTTCCCTTGAAATCTGAATGTGCCGTTGGTATTAATTCACAGGGGAAAGAATGGGACGTGATGCAAGCTCACATCAAGAAATTTGGTGTCGATCGAGTCGTTGCTGGCGATTATGCCAAGTATGACTTACGTATGTCGGCCAAATTTACTTCTGCAGCTTTTAAAATCATGATTGATTTTGCAGAAGAGTGTGGATATAGCCAGGAAGATCTAGCTGCTATGAGAGCTGTTGCAACTGAGGTTGTTTATCCTATGACTGTTTTTAACGGAGACGTTATTATGTTACAAGGATCCAACCCATCTGGACAAAATTTAACGGTCTATGTGAACTCCATCGTTAATTCTTTATTGAATCGCGTTGGTTTTTTCATGATCTATCCCGAATTTGAGGGAAATTTTTCAGATGCTGTTGCACTGGTTACTTATGGAGATGACTTCAAGTCTACTGCTTCGTCAGATTATCCCGATTTCAATCACATCAATTTAGCTGAAAAACTAGCTTCGATTGATATGAAAATTACTATGCCTGACAAGAATGCTGAGCCTACACCCTTCATGCATGATGAAGAATGCGATTTTTTGAAAAGACGCAATCGTTATCATGAAGTGGGTTATTATCTTGGTGCTCTTGATGAGGAAAGTATTATCAAACCACTCAAAGCTGTTTTACGCCCAAAACATGTTTCCATTGAGGAACAATGTGCGAAAAATATTGATGATGCTCTCCGCGAATGGTTTTTACATGGAAAAGACGTTTATGAAAAACGACGTCAACAAATGAAAATCATCGCTGAGCGAGGAGAAATCGGACACATGTGTACGCTGTTGGAGGATGACTTCGAAGCGCGCATGCGAGTCTGGCACAACAAGTATGAACCGTCTACTGAAGACGAGGCTACTACACTTGATGTGGAAGAGACTGTGTTCGAACCGCAGTCCGGCGTACAGCATGACCTGTGCGAATGGGACAATTGCGGCATTATAATGCCTTATGAGTGTGAGTACGTTAATTGTACACCATCTCCTATAGAGGTTTTTGTCGCGAATTGTTGGCTCAAGATCTATTCCACTCCTTTCGTTCTCTACTTTTTCTTTTTGATTATGAGTGGGAGAACACGTTGGAGGTGGTCTCGACTGACATTTGTCCACCAAGTTATCTTGGGTTCCGTCTTCCTTTTGGAAGGACTAGGCCCTTGGATTGAAATGGTCCGCTTTCACCTACTGCTAGTCTTTATTGGCTGGTTTTGGGTACAGTGGTACAGATTAATCACGTCCTAGAAAAACGGACACCGTCGCGGCGACGTTAAAGGTCCCTGTCTCCGGTTATCTCTTCCGGAGCTGTTGATAAGCTAAAAAGAGTTTTTGTGTATATGGTTACGGCCTTTTTATATGTTTTTCATCTTGTATATATATTTTTGGAACGCTTTACACTTGGTAGCATCCTTCTCATTAGGATACCCCTATTTAGGGGAGAGTTTCGCTAGCTCAAAAACAACGTGGACACCAGCATCGCACTAATACTTGCAACTGGTTGTAAATTAAATTTGTATTACTACACAATCTATAAATAATTATTTACCCACACAAGACGACAGCAAAGAACAAGTTGTCGCATTTCACCATGCAGATAGTGCATGGAAAACAGAGATTGTTTCCGTGCTTGATTCAACACGGGACACTGCCTATCATGGAGACGCCGATCTTGGAGATTTTCTTTCGAGACCTGTCAAAATCTTGGATTCACAATGGTCAGTAGCAACTGCAGATTATTCTGCTACTCTTGACCCTTGGTCATCTTTCTTGGAAAATACTAAAGTTTCTAATAAGATAGATGGCTTTCGTAATTTCCAAGGTAAATTACATATTCGAATTGCAATTAATGGAGGCCCATTCTTTTATGGCCGCGCTATTGCAGGATATGAACCTCGCTCAACAGAAGATGATCATTCTCTTGGTCCTCTACATAGTGATTTCCAACGTCACCAAATATCAATGTTACCACACATCTTTCTAGATCCAACTACCTCTGAAGGAGGAGAATTAGTTTTACCCTTTTTCTGTCCTGAAGACTATGTAGATCTTATTGGTCAAACTTATAAGACCATGGGAAGACTTTTCATTGTGTCTTTGAATCCGTTGCAACACGCTAATTCCACTACAGGTTTTGTGGGTATTACTGTGTATGCTTGGATGACTGACGTACGATTGTGTGCTCCAACCACACTCACTTCTGGTGCTTATGTTGAACAATGTGGTTTTGAACCACAATCAGGTGATGAATATGGTTCTGGCATTATTTCCAAACCAGCTTCAGTCGTTGCTCGGGTTGCAGGGATGTTAACAAACGTCCCAGCCATTAAACCATATGCACGACCGACGGAGATGGTTGCCTCAGCTATTGGACGAGCAGCTCATTTGATGGGTTTCTCTCGTCCGATTATTCTTTCGGATCTTAACCGAACAAAGATCAAGAATGTCGGTGTTTTGGCTAACACTGACCAACATGAAGCTGTGGTAAAATTGTCATTGGATTCTAAACAAGAGTTGACTATAGATCCTCGAACTGTAGGATTAAGTGATGTGGATGAAATGTCATTTGACTTTATTAAACAGAAAGAATGTTTCATGACTTCTGTTTCTTGGTCTGAATCTGATGTCGGCGGAAGTCAATTGGGAAGAATTTCTATTGGTCCCGATTTTCATAACCAAGCAACTTTTGATGACGGTACGATGAATGTATTGGCTCCCATGTACACCCTTGCAGCACCATTTCGTCATTGGCGAGGATCAATTAAGGTGCGTTTCCAATTTGTAGCTTCACAGCTGCATAGGGGACGTATTCGATTATCCTATGATCCATATGCACATGCTGCAGGTTCTCCTTTTGAGAATCAGACCTATTCTCGTATCATTGATTTGGCAACAAATCGTGATTTCGAGATGATGGTTTCTTGGAATCAACCACTTTCATGGTTGCGCGTTCTAGACAGGCTGGGATCAGGTTTTTATAACCATCCTGGAGGGACTGTCTCTACTTCCAAAGATCACCATAATGGTCAGATTAGGATTGAAGTTGTTAATGAACTCACTTCTCCTAGTCCAGCCCTTGGTCAACCGGTTTTCATCAACCTTTTCGTTTCTGCTGGTCCTGATTTTGAACTTGCTAATCCCGATAGTTATATGTTGCGGGATTGTGAGTTCGAACCACAGAGCGGTGAGGAGGCGATCCAGGACTCTGATAATATTCCTGAATCGCCAGAATCAATTACATCCATCGGATCCCCTGATAGTATAACGGATCCTCGGACGCACGTGTATTTTGGTGAAAACATAATTTCTTTGCGGTCTTTGCTTAAACGCTATTCATATCATATGTCCTATTTAAATGATACTGATGCGACTCAAATAACAATTACCGAAAGTAATTTTCCGATTGAACCAGGAGAGAACCTGTTGCCAAGGCATCTCACAGGTCCCACGGCTACACCAGCAAACAGACCTTACAATTACTCGGGTATGACCTTGATCAATTGGTTTACCCCTTGTTATGTAGGTTGGCGTGGAGCTTTACGCTCCAAATATATTACGCCCAGAGCTGACGGACATTTGTTCGTAAGACGTTTTGCTCTTCCTCTCAATCAAACGTTTTCTGGTGTACTCCCATACAATGTCGATTATGTCGACGAAAATGCATTTGCAGCAGCCTCACTCAATGCAATGAACGGACATGCAGGGTCCGACATAGTGGGCTCCAGTACTGATGGAGCTCTTGAGGTAGAATTTCCGTATTATGCCAATAGGCGCTTTGCGCCTGCACGCAGGTTCATGAGCGGAAACCCCGTTGGTGATTATCACCATAAAGGACAAAACGGGGGACACATGGTCGTTGTTACCTCCGGCACGGGTGTTTTAAAGCACCCAGTCAGCCGCTTTGTGGCTGCCGGAGAAGACTTTTCGCTTTTTATGTGGATCGGACAACCTCCGGTCTTTAAGCGTGTAAAGCCTGTTTCTACAGGTACTTTACCAACACGACCAATATATTAATTACCCGGCACCCGGGTATACGGCATTTTTAATGTCGTGACGGGGGCAACTGTACTACATCTTATTTACCTAGATGTTGATTCTTATGAAAATTCAGTTGTCTTCGGATAGCTGATAAATGACTAAGTTTGTTTTACTAGGTTTTTAGGGTGCAGTTTATAGAGTTGCCCACTCGATATAGAAGGTAAAGCTCGGCTCGCATAGGTTAGATAATTCCTTGCGAGCGAGCCGAGTTCTAGGGTGC